TTGGTAATGTAAATGCCGTATTTGAAACTATATATAATGCTGAAGCAACACAATTAACCAAAGGAACACTGGTCTATATTTCAGGATCCCAAGGTGTAAACCCAAAAGCATATAGAGCAGATTCTTCTGATCCAAATAAAATGCCTGTAACTTTTGTTGTAGCAGAAAATATTGCTTCCGGTACAACTGGTAGGGGTGTAACATTGGGGTTAATAACCGGAATTAACACAACAGCATTTGATATAAATGCCGTTTTATGGGCTAATGGAAATGGATTGGCTACTCAAACTAGACCAACAGGATCAAACGATATTGTTCAACCGATTGGAATTGTAACAGATAAGGGAGTTGGCGGACAAATTAACATATTGAATCCTGGTCCTATCACACTACCTAATCTCCAAACAGGATATGCTTGGATAGGAGATGCTAATAATCAACCAATAGCTATTTCCTCTGCATCTTTCTTTGTAAATACGGCATCTTACGCAAACAATGCCGACTTAATTGACGGTATAGATAGCACAAGATTAGCAACAACGGGTAGTAATACTTTTAATGGCAATCAAACTATAAGTGGTTCGTTACTCATGTCTGGTTCAATCATACCAAATGTGGGCACGGGTACAACTACATCGAGTTTCAGTTTAGGTAGTGCTACAAATGCTTGGAACGATATATGGGTATCAAATGGTACTATAAACTTATTAGATGGTGCCGGAAATATACAAGCCGCACTATCATCGAACGCAGGTGGACTCGTTGTATCGGGTGCATTGACAGTAACGACAATTGTGCCAGCATCCGGCTCGGTAGGCTCTTATACGGGCTCACTTTTGGGAACAGCATCTTATGCAAGTAATTCCGACTTACTTGACGGTATAGATAGTACAAGACTAGCAACTACCGGTTCAAACACATTCATAGGTAATCAAACTATAACTGGTTCACTATCCGTTTCGGGATCATTGGCTTTAAGATACGCAAGTGCATCGGCAACTTATACGGCTTCAATATCAGATTCTACAATAGAATTTACATCGGGTAGTGTAACTTGTTCACTATACACCGCAGTAGGAAACGCCGGAAGACAATTATATATTAAGAATGATGGAACAGGAGTAATAACCGTAGATGCAAATGGATCCGAAACAATAGATAAGCGGCTCACTCGTACACTAGGAGAATATGAAGATTTACTTATTCAGGCCGATGGTGTATCAAATTGGATTATATTGAACAGAAAACCAGTAGTAATGCAGTTTGAACATGGTGATACGTCAGCAGCCGATAATACTACATACTTAATAGGAAATTATCCTTGGGCATCACCGACAACCGCACAAGATACAACACGTCAAGTTAGAGCTATGGTATCGGGTTGGGCTACGAGAATAAATCATATAACTGGTGTGGCCGGCACACTTGCAACGGCTGAAGACAGTACACTAAATTTATGGAATGTAACAGCAAATACGTCTACACCTATAACAACGATTGCGGAATACAATGTGACATTACAAAGCAATACATATACATTAGCAACTCCTTTACGAATTACAAAGGGAGATTATATACAAATTCGTTGGACAACACCAAATTTTACAACAAATCCAACATTGGTTAGACAATTATTTGATGTTTTGGTTGAATAATTTATATTTATATAAGTTAATAAAAACCATACACAATAAATTGGACAAATATTTTATAGTTATTTGGAAATAATTTGTGTTTTGACTTTTTAATTTATATTTATAGATAAATCACAAACTAAATCATTAAAAAATGGCAGAAAAAATAGTATCACCTGGCGTATTTACTAGAGAAAACGATCTATCGTTCTTACAACAGGGTATTGCTGACATTGGTACAGCATTCGTAGGACCTTTCAAAGAAGGACCATTAGTTCCAACCATTGTAAACACACAATCCGACTTTGTTGAATGGTACGGAACAGTTGATGACACTTATTATACACCAATCGCAGTTGCTGCTTATTTAAGAGAAGCTGGAGCAGCTACAATTTGTAGAGTTGGAGGTATTGGTGGATATACGGAAAGAGCACCGGTTGTATTAACATATGCCAGTGGAACTATAAGTTCTTCTTTAGCAGTATTATTTAATACAGACACAGAAACGGCATCATTTTCAAGTGGACTTACATTATCTTCTAATATAGAAAACCTTGGTAGATTCGTAATATCAAGTAGTGCACTTGGTATATTTTCTTCCTCATTAGATCCAACCAGCGCTGATAATGTAGGCTCAGTATTTGGAGCTGACCCTCGTGGTAATAAAGAAGCTTATGGATATGCTTGGTTCTCTTATAATGCTGCATCATTGAGTATGAACGCATCGGCATCGGTATTGTCTACCATATTAGAAAATCAGGACTTTGCATTGGATGCATGTGAGGCACAAACGCCATATATCCAATCTCAGACTATTTCTGGACAAAAATATAATCTTTTCCGTTTCGAAACAATCGCAGGTGGTAACGCTGCGAATACAAAAGTTAAAATCGGTATTACTAATATCAAACCAGCAGGAACTGTAGCAGGTAATAACTACTCTGTATTTACTGTGGTTGTTAGAAGATACGATGATAACAATAAGAAAAAAGCAGCAATTGAATCATATTCTAATGTAACACTTGACCCTAACTCTCCAAATTACATTTATAGAGTAATCGGTGATAGACATATTACAATAGATGAAAACGGTAAAGTAAGTGAAACCGGTGATTGGGCTAATAAATCAAAATATATTAGACTTGTTAATTTTGAAAGAGACCCATCATTAGCACCTGAAAACTTACCAGTAGTATGTTCTCCTTGGGGAAATGCTCCATATAAATTACCGGTATCTTCTTCTAATGTTATAATTACAAAAATACCAGCAGTAACTTACAACGCAGCAAGTGCAACTACTTACGGTGGTATTGATTTAGATACAAATACCGATAACGCATTCTATAACAGAGCATTACCATATTTGGCACCGACTGGTTCTAATGTGGGATATTCTCTTGAAACAGATGGCCTACTTCCTGTTGGAATTGTAGCAACCGACTTGGCTAAGAGAAACTTCTTAGTTGCATTCCAAGGTGGATTTGATGGTATGAGCCCAACAATTCCTATAAATAAAGGAGCAGCTATAACAGAAGGAAATACACAGGGATTTGATTGTTCTACTCTTACAGCATCTGGATCTGTTGCTTACTTAAAACAAATCAACGCACTTTCTAACGCTGACGAATATGATATTCAAATGGTAGTAACTCCTGGTCTTGTTAGAAAATTACATGATAAGCTTGTAGACGAGGTTGTTAATATGGTACAAGAAGTACGTGGTGATGCATTTTACATATTCGATGGTACTGAAGTAAATGGTACAATCGCTGAGGCTAGAGACCAGGCTTCAAAAGTTGACTCTAACTACGCAGCTATGTATTATCCTTGGGTTAAAACTACCGATGTAAATACCGGTAAATTGATTTCAATTCCGCCTTCTGTACTAATGCCCGCAGTTTACGCAGCTAACGATAGAGTAGCAGCTGAGTGGTTCGCACCCGCTGGTCTTAATCGTGGTGGATTGACTGGAGCAGTAGCAGTATTAAACAAATTGACTCAAGCTGATAGAGATAATCTATATGAAGATAAAGTAAACCCAATCTGCCAGTTTCCTGGACAAGGTATTGTGGCATTCGGACAAAAGACGCTACAAGATAAACCATCAGCATTGGATAGAATAAATGTTCGTAGATTGTTGTTAACTGTTAGAAAATATATAGCATCTACTTCCAGATACTTAGTGTTTGAGCAAAATACATCAACTACTCGTAACAGATTCTTAAACATAGTTAATCCTTATTTAGAGGGAATCCAACAAAGACAAGGGTTGTACGCTTTCAAAGTAATTATGGATGAAAGTAATAATACGCCAGATACGATAGATAGAAACTTCTTAAGAGGAGCAATTTATCTACAACCAACAAAAACGGCGGAATTTATACAAATTGATTTCAACATATTACCGACTGGAGCATCATTTGGTGGATAATTTTTAAGAAAACCAATATTTATATAAAATAACAATTAAAAAATAAAGTAAAATGCCAGAAATTTTAGAGTTTGACAAAATGTTCTATAAAAATTTTGAACCGAAGCTTAGCAACAGGTTCATTATGGAAATAGATGGTATTGAGTCATATTTAGTTAAGACAGCAGCAAGACCTACTTTCACATCTGAGGTAGTTGAACTTGACCATATCAATATCAAAAGAAAGATTAAAGGTAAATCTACCTGGGATGATATTAGTATTTCCTTATACGATCCCATTGTACCATCTGGAGCACAAATGGTAATGGACTGGATTCGCCAATCGCATGAATCGCTCACCGGCCGTGATGGTTACGCAGCGTTCTATAAGAAAGATGTAAACTTCTTCTTACTTGGACCTGTGGGGGATAAGATTGAGCAATGGACTCTAAAAGGAGCATTCGTATCTTCGGCAAACTTCGGTGATATGGATTGGAGTGGTAATGACCCAATGAGTATTGAGGTAACATTATCTTACGATTACGCTCTTTTGGAATACTAATAGTAATCGAAATAAAATCAAAAATAAAAGGTACGCCTTATGCGTACCTTTTTTTATTTTTTTCAAAACTATATATTTATATTAAACACAAAGTTATTAAAATCAAGTTATTAAAATTATGGAACAAACAACTGAAAAAAAGCAACCAGCTAGAGGGTTACAACCACAATCAAATTTTGAACAACCAACGGGTACTGTAGCTAGAGATTATCCATTTCCTACCGAAGTAATCACTTTACCATCTAAAGGTCTTTGTTATCCCGAAAGTAATCCACTTTCAAAGGGAGAAATAACGATTAAACTAATGACGGCTAAAGAAGAGGATATTATAACATCTACAAACCTAATCAAAAAAGGTATTCAGCTTGATAAATTATTAGAATCCATTGTTGTTGAGCCTGGTGTGAATATAAATGATTTGTTAATTGGAGATAAAAATGCAATTTTAATTGCAACTAGAGTTTTAGCATTTGGACCAGACTATAATGTTAAAGTTCAAGATCCATTTGATAACGAAGAGGTTGAAGTTACCATAGATTTATCAAAAATTAACACAAAGGAAATTGATGAATCTTTATTAAACAGAAGAAATGAGTATGATTTTACATTACCTGTTTCTAAAGCATCTATAAAATTTAAGTTATTAACTCATGGTGATGAGTTAGCAATCAATAAAGATGTCGAAGCAAGTCAAAAAACATTAAAGCAAGGTAATGAAATTACTGCAAGATATAGGAGAATAATTACCGAAGTTGATGGTAATCGTGACTTTGGATATATTAGTAATTTCGTAGCAAATCGTTTATTGGCTGGAGATTCCAAAGCATTACGAAAATATATTGCTTCGATTAACCCAGATTTAGATTTCAAATTTGAGTATGTATCGCCCGTAACCGGTGAAACGGAGGCACTGAAAATTCCCTTTGGGATTGGGTTTTTTTACCCTACCGATTGATTATAGCGTATATCTTCATAGTAAATTATTTCAAATGGTTTATTATTCCAATGGTGGATTTAATTGGAATGATGTATACTTTATGCCCATCAAACTCCGTGAATTTTATTACAGAGAACTTATCAAAGCTAAAGAAAGCGAGAAAGCGGAAATGGATGCCGCGACGAGAAAATCTAGTTCATCTAGCCGTGTAAGGAGAAGATAAATAATTAAATAATCTATATTTATAGATAAATACTATAACTATGCCTAAAAAAAGATTAGTCGAAGTAGGTGCTCTTGATAGATGGCTTGAAAAATTCTATGCAGCCAATGTAGATAAAAAAGAAAAATTTATAGATTTATTAGCTAAAACCGATCCGGGGTTAGCAAAAGCTTTAGACCAATGGCAATATAAATTTTTAGACCTCCTATTAGCTACTAAAAAAACTAAAGAAAAGTATGGTAAAGATACTACAAAAGTCGATAAACTTATCAGACTAATGAAAGGAAGCTAGTTAATTTTTATTGTAATTAGATGGCAAAAGAAAAAAAATCCGTTAAAGAAATTCAAGACGAAATAAATGCTTTAATACAACAGCAAAAGCAAATAAGTGCTAATGCGAATGAGTATCGCAAATTACTAAGAACGCAATCAGAATTAACTGAACAACAAAAAATAAAATTAAAGTTATTAGAAGACGAGAGAAAGCTATATGCGCAAAACTCTAAAGCAATATCGCAATTAAGCACCGATTTAGATGCTGCAAAAGACAGAATACGCAAAAGCTTAGATTTTACAAATGATTTAAGCGAAGCATTCGTAAGTATCAGTAATACAGTAGGAAAAACTCACCCACAATTTAATAGTATAGTAGATTCGCTTAAAGAAGCTCATAATGTAACCGCAGATATTAGTCGTGAAATGACTTCTTCGGCCGTTGACATTACTAAAAATGAAGAAGCGGTATTAAAGGTATCGGCGGCATATGTCAATATGAAAACCGCTATAGCTGAAGCTAATGCTATGAGGGCAGCTGGAGAGATAACGGAAAGTGAAAGAATATCAATACTTCAAAAAGAGTCGGAACTGTTTATGGACATATCTAAAAAAATAGATATGTCTGAAATAAGCTCTTCAAAATTAAGAGATACTATAAATGGAATTAAAAGTGAGGCGCGTGGTATTTTTGATGATATGAAGACTGAGCATTTATTTGATACAAAGCCGTTAGATGATATAGTCGTAAAAATGAGTAACGCTTTTGGAGAAACATCGGAATATGTTACTCAATTAAATATGAATTTAGCAGGAACACAGCAAGCAGTTGAAAGTATAGCTGAAGAAATAAGAGCCGGTGGGGCTGGAACCGAAGAAAATGCACAATCTGTTATGGATTTGGCAGATGCTTACAGACAGATGAAAGTGGATATTGCTGATATAAATGCCGAATATATGCAAGGCAAAATATCCGAGCAAGAACGCGTAGCAATGATTAAAGAGGCAACGGATAACTTATCAGAAATGGCGAATGCTATTGATATGAGTGTAGTAAGTTCCAATGACTTAAAAGATAGTATTGTTAAAATCAAAGGAGAAGCTGATGCATATAGTAAATCAATGCAAAATGCACAGCTTAAGACTCAGGCTATGGATCAGGTATTTGATTCATTTGGTGGAGTACCCGCTATGAGGGAAATAAATACACTATTAAAAACTAACATAAAAGATACATTGGCTTGGAAAGCCGCAGTAGCCGCGGTTGGGGCAGCTTTAGGCGCAGCGGCGGGTGAATACTTCGGTGCACCAATGAAAGCGGGTATGGAAGCATCTTATCAAGCTGATAAAGCTGGTATAGATGCAGCTAAAAATATAGCTAAAATAGAAAGCGACTCTGGCTTCATAAGACAGCAAAATATGATAGAAGCTGGGAAGCAAGGAATCGAAACGGAAAATCAAGTAGCACAAATTAGACATGAAGGCGCCTACACAGACCAAAAAGTAGCATTAGAAGCTCAGAGAACGAGATTAGATGGTGCACAACAAGTTGCTAGAGCTATGATGGAAGCTGGTGCGGCGCAAATAAGAGCAGCTAGACAATTTTCAGACCAAATGCAAGTTGGAGCAGCTACATTTGCGGCTCAAGCTAAAACTGCATTATTTGGTAATAAATTGGGTAGTATAAATTATGGTGCCGCACAAATGCAATTAGCAGGAATTGGAGCCGATAAAGTAGCTGCGGCAATGATGGCAGCTGGTAAAGTTATGGGTAAAATGCCATCATCTGAAATTGCATCCGATATGGCAGTTTTAGCAGAACGAACCGGACAATCAGCTGAAGATATAGCACAATTAAATTCATTTTTCCAAAGAACAGAGGGAGTATCTGAAAAAACCGCAATAAATTTACAAGAAGGATTACGGGCTATGGCTGATCAAGCTGGTCTTAATTTGGGTGAATTGATGAAAGAAGTTGCAGATGCTTCAAAAGATGCTTTAAGTTATCAAATACAAAGTGGTAAAGCTTTAGCAAAGCAAGTAGCATATACACAATCAATAGGTGTTAATTTTGGAGATATTGCTAAGGCCGGAAAAAGTATGGTACTTAACTATAAAGATAGTATCAAAGCAGAAATGCAACTAAGTACATTGTTAGGTAAGCAAGTTGATTTGGCTGAAGTAAGACAAAAGTTTGCAGAAGGTGATACAACGGGAGCACTTGAGGCATTAAAAGCACAGGGATTAGATCCAGCTCAAATGGATATGTTCCAACAGCAAGCTCTACAAGATGCTCTTGGTGGTATGGATTTGTCTTCTCTACAAAAAATAGCAACAAAAGAAGGGAAAAAAACTGGAGACTTAAAAGAAGGTGATGCGGAAAAAGAGGGTAAGGCGTTTCTAAAAAGAAAAGAAAGTGCAGAATCCGTATTAAACTCGCAGCAAGCTGCAATATCAGCAAAAACGGCTGTATTTGATGCACAACTATCGGCATCAATAAATAATGCATATGTTAATTCCGAAGGATATAAAAATTACCAAAAGCAATTAAATGAATTAGCAGCGAAAGATGCAGAACTGGCAGGTTCAATAAGTAAAGCATATCTTGAATCTCCTGAGTATGAAAAATATAAAAAGGGATTAGCTGAAATGGCTAAACAGGATGAGGCATTAACGGCCCAAATGGTTCAAAAGCTTATGAAAGATAAAAAATATCAAGAACTTATGGCCAAAGAAATGCAGCTTGATTTCAAAAAAGGATTGCTTGATGCTGGCTTTAAGGGATTGACTTCTATACTAGGAGCTGGAATCGCACTAATGGGTGATAAGATTGCCGGTGGTGTAGCCAAGTCGGTTATGGGTGGTTTAGCTAAAACCGGTATAGGAAAAAAAATTACTTCTTTCTTTGGAGGCGGTGGAGGAGCCGCACCACCCGCACCGACTGTACCAGGCACCGGAGGACCCGGTGGTGGTCCCGGTGGTCCTGGTGGAGGTCCTGATATAGGTGATGCGCAAAATAAAGTTGGTGCAGTACAAAAGATATTTGATACTATAAAAGAGATATTGGGGGGCATTAGAAGTACTATTTTAGAAATCATAAAAACGATAAAAGAGGTTGGTGTAGAATTAGTAAAAACAGTTGGAGATATAGTTGGACAAGTAATAGATACAGTTAAATCCGTAGGTGGTAAATTGATAGAGACATTGGGAGAACTTGGTGGTAAGATATTAACTGTAGCGACTGACCTTACTGGTAAATTTGGTACATTACTTGAAAAGGTGGCGGAAATAATAACAAATGTAGGTAATAAAATCGCTGAGGGCGGAATGAAGATATTTAATACAGTAATTGATGGATTGACAAAAGCATCCAATTCAATGCCTACTATATTGGGAAATCTTGGTAAAGCAATAGGTTCTTTCTTTCAAGGAATAGGACCAGGATTATTAGCATTTGGTGAAATGATGGCCACACCTACGGCATTTTTTGGAATACCAGCCGGAGCAATAGTTCTTGCTATGATGATGGGTATAGCAGCAGCATTAAGAATAGCAGCACCTGCTATAGAAACATTAACACCACTACTTATTGGATTGGCCGATAGCATTGGTGGAACTTTTGTTGAAATGCTTAAAGCGGCAGCTCCGATTATTGAATCTGTATTTGATGGAATTTCCAAAGTAATAAAAACCGTTGGAGATGCCATTGTTGGTATTATAAATTCCATAACAAATAGTATTGTAACATTCTCTCAAATAGATGCTATGGGACTATTAGCCGCTGCAGGTGGTATTGCCGCAGTCGCAGGAGCTTTGGCATTATATGGGGCTGGTAGTTTAATTGGTGGTATAATGGATGGAATAGGTAAATTCTTTGGAGGCGATCCTGTTGAAAAATTCAGAAAATTTGCTACCATAGATGGCGGAGCGTTACAATCCGTAGCTAAAGGTGTAGGGGATTTAGGAACAGGTCTTAGAAATTTCAGCACTGGAAATTTAAGTGCAATACCTGGTGCATTAAAAACTCTTAATGAGGGCATTAACAAAAATTTAAGTACAGCCGCGGCAAATTTAATGTCTCAATTTGGAACAACAATAAAAAATCTGTCAGATACATTAGTAACATTTGCAGGAGCTATTACTAAAATAAATAGTGAGGCAGTACAACTTGATGCTACAACGGCAGCATTTGAAAGACTTGGTGGAAAGTTATTAGAATTTCCAAAATTATCCGATATTCAACCCGCAATCGATGGTATTAAAGCGGTATCACAAGCATCACCGACTCCGGAATCAGCACAGGCGTTTTATGTATGGAATACGGCATTCACTGGATTTAATCAAAATATGGTTACAATGAGTGGTTATCCGCAATTAGTAGCACAATTAGTACCTATGTTTGAGCAATTAACTATGGTTACTAATAAGATGGGTAATGAATTAAATTTAATATCACAAGTACCATTCGCTAATTTCTTAGGATTGGCAGCTGGGTTAAAAGCATTAGGATTAGCTACACCGACTTTTGAAATGGGTGAGAGATTATCGGTATGGAATGAGGAATTTGGTTCTTTTACTAATACAATTTTAACACTAACAACCGTTTCGGAGGGATTATTGAGTGTGGCTACTAATATGGATTCAACCGCAATTGCTTTACTCCATTTAGCAGATGCATTCAAAGAGTTTGCACGTATTGATATAGATGCAATAAATTCACTACCTTGGATAAGGATGACCGCTTTCGCCGCAGCTGGTGGAAAAATAACTGTAGCACAGCAAGCAAATAAAAGTTTCAACGTCACTCAAGATACCGCAAAAAATATAGAATCAATTAAATCGGCTGATAAAATTCAAGCGGAAAAAGTATTAAAAGATAGTTCAGAACTAATTAAACTTACTAAAAATGTGCAAGCATTGGTTACGGTATTAGCACAAGGTGATGTTATTTCAGAGCAACAACGAACCGCTAGTATAAAATTATTTATGGATGGTACAGTTGTAAGTAAAGCACTTACTAAAAGAGAAGCTAATAAAGTAGGTGGGAATCCAACACCTCCAGACAAAAACTGTAATTGTTAATAACATTTTCTGACTTGGGATATTTATAATAAATAATTTAATAATGCCCACACTACTCGAATTACTTAATAGCAGACGTGAAGAGATATACCAAGGACAAAACATTGGTGGAGGAGAAAAAGAATCTCAAATCAATAAGAACGAGGGTGAAATGAAGAGGGAATTTAAGAATAGGCAAGATACTTTTAGAAATCGTGAATTATATGGAATACAAGGAACGGCACTTATTGAGAGTAGAGGATTGATAAACCCAGCAAGAATAGCAGCATTAGCCGTATCGTCGCCCTCGCCAGTTGCTGATTTAATAGGTTCACAATTAAATGGATTTTTAGGCGGTAATGCTAATAAGCCAGACGATACTATTTTCAAAAACAAAAAGGTTTTTAGTAAACCAATTACTTTATTAGCACCAACGCAGGCGTTACAAAGAGATGCAGTAAAAGAAGGTGAAATCTATTATATAAAATCAAGTCCTTTTCCTGGAAATATACTTAAAAATTTTATTTCTGCATTCAAAAATCCAACCGCATTTATTAGTATGGGAGCAATGGCTCTTAATAAATTCGGTAGTAAAGGAGCAATTAAACGATTGGGAGAGTTACTTAAACGCAAAGGAGATGCTCCTGGTTATGGTCCTAGATTTGGACAGCAAATAGGAAGAGGAAAGGATAAAGCGTGGGCTGACAGAGAGTATGTTAAGTATTCCACTCACTATACTTTATTTACTCCTAAAAAAGCATTGGAGGGTTCAAAATCGGCAACTGGAAAATTAATTTACTCTAGAGAAAGCGATGAAAAGGCTGAAGTTAAAAAAAGAGATAATACGGCTATGTCTGAGGGATCATCTCAATTTGACTTGATAAACGATACAATTTTATCATCTCCAGATGTGGATTTTGAAACAAGTGATAAAACCGAATCAACAATTTTTGAAAAATTCCTTAAAAAAAATGGAATAAAAAGGCAACCTGGATATGTATATGTTGCAATTCGTCCATATGGAAAAAAAGGCAAAGCTTTAATTTTACCGGGCACAATATCTGGAATATCCGAAGACTATTCTCCCGATATAGCCTCATTCAAATATGTGGGATCTCCATTTAGTTTGTATAGATACAATGGTGTAGAACGAACATTGAAATTTGATTTGAAATTATACGCATTAGATCCCAAACACGAGGTAAACCTCAGAAATAATTTGAATAGCTTAAGGAGATTGGTATATCCTGATGATGAATTATCCGTAGTAACTTATGCCGGAGATACAGCATATGCGCCATTGTATTTTAATACGAGTTTAGTACAACTAACTGTATATGGCCTTTATTCGGATTTGCTATGTATTGTGGATAGCTTATCTATATCGGTTGAAGATACTGTACCCTGGGTAACTAATGATTATATATCCATTGACGGGAGTCAGGATTTACCACACCCGTCGGTATTTAATGTATCTCTTGGCTTCAAAGTAATAAACAACCCATCGGTTAAAAAAGAAGATGGTTCAGCTAATTATTCATATAATTCTTCAACTGTTGAAGGTAACAAATATAATGACTTCTTTACAGGAATAACACCCGAAGTAAACGGATATTCTAATAAGGAAGATATTAAAGTTATATACGCAGAAAACGAAAAGCGTAGAAAGGAAGCTGAAGAAGCTGCAAAGTTGGAGAAAAAACGTGGTAGAAAAAAAGAATAGAAATAATAATTTAAGTATAATAATATGGCTAATAGATACATATACAATGTAATAAAAAAAGATACAGATACCAATAAAGATTATTATGAAACCACAATATATCCAAAAATAAAACCAGCTAACACAGATTTATATGTGATAACAGAAGCGGGTGATAGGTTGGATTTATTAGCAAAAAAATACTATGGTAATACTAATATGTGGTGGATAATAGCAACCGCAAATAATCTTAATGATGCAAACTTTTTTGTTCCAGAGGGAGTTCAATTAAGAATACCCAATAATATACAACAAATAACAGCAGATTTACAAAAATTAAATAAATAAGTTATGCCATTTCCATATTTAGCACCGCTTTCACCTTGGTCAGTAGAGATTTTTGAAGAAAGAGAAAAACATAAACTAACTACGGTATATAAACATCCTTGGATATGTTTAACATCATCTGCAAAAGTTGTTAATGCCGGAATTAAAGGGCAAACCGAAGAAGAGAGAGCTCAAGAAATAGATAAACTATTAAACGGTGATATGTCTGGAGGAGGAAAGGTATATAATGGCTGTATTATAGCTAATAATATAGGAGCTGGTATGAGTAATACTATTCAAGAAAATAAAAATTTTTTACAACTTGGGGGTACAACTAATTTATCATATTCATTGGGAGCAACTCCTGTTGGAATTGATTTAGATGGTAAAATAATAACTGTAGAAGGAGAAACGGGAAGAAGAGTATCTACTCCAATAGTTGAAAGTATGGATTTAGATACCGATGGGGCAAACAATACATTAAAAACAGCTAAGATTAGTGTTAAATGTTTTACACTAAAGCAGCTTGAAATGTTTGAGATGTTTTTTATGAAACCAGGTATAAATATATTGGTTGAGTTTGGCGATAATTATTTAGATATTAGAAAAAAATATATTAAAGCAGATCCTAATGCACCAACTGAGCCAATCACACAAAAAGATGATAAAAATGCCTTTATAAATGGAACGCCAAAAGAATTTTCACCATATGAAAAAATAGAACAGGCATTAGTTAAAAAAAATGATTTCAAAGGATTTTGTCAAGACTTTTCAAAATACTTTAGATCCGATACAAATGCGATTGGTGAGTATCTACAAACGGTTAGACAATCGTTTGGTTCATATGATAGGGTTGCTGGAAAAGTTTTAGATTATAATTTTAGTATAAATGATGATGGTACATATCAGGCACAATTTGAGGTATCGCAGGGTAATCAACTATCAATGGCAATTCCACAAAAACCAACAACAACTAATTCACAAGCACAAACATCCGGCCCGGCTAAAGATGTTGAATTTAGAAATTTTGATACTATACTAACTGTAATGGCTTCCGATTTGAACCTAAATAAAACTGTTTTGGAAAGTATTATTAAAGATACGCCAACAGGTGATACTACGGAGTGGTCGAATCATTTATTTAATTTTGTTAAAATAAATACTCAACAAAAAGATACAGCAGCATCCGATAAGGCATATGTATCTTTGAAATTTGTTTTAATGATTTTGATGAACTATATTGTTTATGGAAATGATCCTACAAAACGAGCATCAACATCATTTTTCAAATTAAATTTACCTGGATATAAAAAAGCGCTAACAGATCCGGATGATGAGGATAAATTGATTAGAATAATACCAGTAGAATCTAATAAAATGCTTATTTCATCGAATCAAGATATAATTTATCCAAGAAAAAACTTACCAACAGCCACAGCGGTTATAGATCCAGAAAATAAAGACGCCAAAATAATTACACTAACAACTGGATCGTTGGTAGATGGTAGAATTGATGCAATAATAGACTTTGACACAATTCACGATACATTATTTTTACCAACCACATATTATAATGACTCAAAACAAGAACCCATTCAAAACATTACACCTGGTCAACCAATAGGAGATGCCTTACATATTTTTATTAACTATGCTAGAATAGTTGGGTTTTGGAAAAGAAGTTATACAAGAATGCAATTTCTTGATCAAGTATTAAATTTAGTAAATGATAATAGCTATGGTTTATTTCATTTAGTTTTTGGAATACCAAAAGAAGACACTTATCCGGTTGTAATGAATCATAGATGGCAAACTAACACAGTATTGGAACAAAACCAGCCGAAAAATTATAGGTTCAAACCAACAACAATAAATTCTATAGTCAAACAATTTAGCTTTAATTTTGAAATGAGTAATTTGGTAGCAGGAATGACAATATTCAATACTAGAAAAATGCTTGCCGAAAAAAGCTCAACCAAAGGCCAATTACCATTACCACCGAGCGCGTATAAGCTTGTTGAAAAATCAATGTTTGGTAACGCAGATGGATATTATACCTTAAATTATGTTGAGTATTTGAATTTACAAGAACTAGATAAAAAAAGAAAAGAAGAGGAGGCCGCGGGAGTCAACTCAACACCTCCGCCGCCAGAAGATGCAACAAAAGAGCCGGTAGACTATGCTCAAATTATCAAAGATAAATGTGTTAATTTTATTTTTAATGATGATCCTAAAAATCTAAAATCAATTATATTTAGTGCAGTGGAGGTTGTATACAATGGTATAGGTAAAGAAAGAGAAAAATCAAAATCGGTTGTATCACCATTGACGGTATCATTGACTATAGATGGGTTTAGCGGACTTAGTCCTGGTCAATACTTTAACATAGATGGTGTTCCTGAAATATATAATAAAATAGGCGTATTTCAAATTACAAATACCAAACATAGTGTATCAAACGATGGTTGGACAACTTCAATAGAAGCAGATCATAGAATAGTGAACAAGAATAAAAAATAATTGAATGTATAAACAACTACTTAAAAATCCGGAAAAATTTGAAGTTAAATATCCAAAAACCATAGTGCCTCAACCTACTGAAACGGATTATGAGATTGGATTTATAAGAAGATATTTTGCTAAAAAATCAAATAATGTATATGGATATGTTTTTGAAATTTCAGAAGAAACTTATGCGGAATATGTAAATAAAAAAAGCCCAATGTGGGTAGCTACGAACGTGAAATGGAGAATAAAAGGGCCCATTGAAAAAACATTTAAGCCAGATGGTACTATACAAGATATTGGTGTACGTGATTCAAATAAGGCAGCATTAGGCATAGTATCTGCAACAATTCCAAATATAAAGCTATATCTTCCCAATTTACTACAATTTTATAGACCTTAATTTTGTAAATTCAATTATTTTTCTTACATTGGGTTCGTATGAACTTGATTGAAAATATAGAAACATTAGTAGAATTTATTAAATCTAAGCCGGTCTTAACACTTCTTATACCGGTTTGGAGTTCACACAAAGCGCATGAGTGTGGTACTGATATATCATTTATATATTGGAGAACTGCCGACTCTGATGGTATAATCAATTTCAAACACATAGATGCCAACGGAGTCGCAATGTTTCCAATACACCGATTGTGTAACCAGAATACATTGGTATTAGGAAATCGCTATATAGATACAATAGGACTAGATTATGAGTGGGTTTACTTCGAAGAGTATGGAACACCATTTGTATTTAATGAGTTCGTAGAATCGGTTTATAGAGGTTATAGGAGGGATTTTAACGAACTTAATGATTGCATTCCACTAACGAAATGGTATGAAGTATTAGGTACAATCCCTGATATTGGAACTCGACAAGAATGGTATCGTAATTATTCAGACTCCATTACCGAATTAGGAAAATTAGAGGGGGCTGGGGTGAAAGTCGTAGAGGAAAAATTTATTGATAAGTTTGGCTTCAATCCAGCATACATAACAAGCGGCATCGTATATCCAAAATACAATCCATACACAACGACAGGTAGACCTACAAATCGT